CGTGTCGAAATGAGTCTGGAAGCGCGGCTGACCCAGCTCATCATCAAACCGCAGAAAACCGGCGGTGACTTCAAGGAAATTGATCTGCTCGGACGCCAGATTGAACGACTGGCACGGGTCAACCGTTACAGTCAGACCGGCAACGAGGCAGACCTTAATCCGAACGTCGCTAACCGCAACAAAGGCGGGCGTCGCAAACCGAAAAAGAATTTTTTCAGTGACGAGGCCATCGAAAAGCTGGAGCAGATTTTCTTTGAGCAGTCTTTCGACTATCAGTTGCACTGGTATCGCGCCGGGCTTGAGCACCGCATCCGCGATATCCTGAAATCCCGCCAGATTGGCGCGACGTTTTATTTTTCCCGCGAGGCGCTGCTGCGCGCCCTGAAAACCGGCCATAACCAGATTTTTCTGTCGGCCAGTAAAACGCAGGCGTATGTGTTCCGCGAATACATCATCGCCTTTGCCCGTCTGGTTGACGTTGACCTGACCGGTGACCCGATTGTCCTGGGCAATAACGGCGCAAAACTGATTTTTCTCGGCACCAACTCCAACACCGCACAGAGCCATAACGGTGACCTGTACGTCGACGAGATTTTCTGGATCCCGAATTTTCAGGTACTGCGTAAGGTGGCATCAGGTATGGCCTCACAGAGTCACCTGCGCTCTACCTATTTCTCCACCCCGTCCACGCTGGCGCACGACGCCTACCCGTTCTGGTCGGGTGAACTGTTCAACCGGGGACGCGCCAGCGCCGCCGAACGTGTGGAAATCGACGTCAGTCATAACGCCCTTGCCGGTGGGCTTCTCTGTGCGGACGGCCAGTGGCGGCAGATTGTCACCATTGAGGACGCCCTGAAAGGTGGCTGCACGCTGTTCGACATTGAGCAGCTTAAACGCGAAAACAGCGCCGACGATTTTAAAAACCTGTTCATGTGTGAATTTGTTGACGACAAGGCGTCGGTGTTCCCGTTCGAGGAGCTGCAACGCTGCATGGTCGACACGCTGGAAGAATGGGAAGACTATGCGCCGTTTGCCGCGAATCCGTTCGGCTCCCGCCCGGTCTGGATTGGTTACGACCCGTCACACCGTGGCGACAGCGCCGGATGCGTGGTACTGGCACCGCCGGTAGTGGCCGGAGGCAAATTCAGAATACTTGAGCGTCACCAGTGGAAAGGCATGGACTTTGCCACCCAGGCTGAATCCATCCGCAAACTCACCGAAAAATATAACGTCGAATACATCGGTATTGATGCCACCGGCCTCGGTGTCGGCGTGTTCCAGCTCGTGCGCTCGTTCTATCCCGCCGCGCGCGATATCCGCTACACACCGGAAATGAAAACCGCAATGGTGCTCAAGGCAAAAGACGTTATCCGTCGTGGCTGTCTGGAATATGACGTCAGCGCCACCGACATCACCAGCTCGTTTATGGCTATCCGCAAGACCATGACCAGCAGCGGACGCAGCGCCACCTATGAGGCCAGCCGCAGCGAGGAAGCCAGCCACGCCGACCTCGCCTGGGCGACCATGCACGCCCTGTTAAATGAGCCACTCACCGCCGGTATCAGCACCCCGCTGACATCCACCATTCTGGAGTTTTACTGATGAGCAAGAAAAAAGGGAAAACACCGCAACCTGCGGCAAAAAAAATGACTGCCAGCGCCCCGAAAATGGAGGCATTCACCTTTGGTGAGCCGGTGCCGGTACTCGACCGCCGTGACATTCTGGATTACGTCGAGTGCATCAGTAACGACAGATGGTATGAGCCACCGGTCAGCTTTACCGGTCTGGCAAAAAGCCTGCGTGCTGCCGTACATCACAGCTCACCGATTTACGTCAAACGCAATATTCTGGCTTCAACGTTTATTCCGCACCCGTGGCTTTCCCAGCAGGATTTCAGCCGCTTTGTGCTGGATTTTCTGGTGTTCGGTAATGCGTTTCTGGAAAAGCGATACAGCACCACCGGTAAGGTCATCAGACTGGAAACCTCACCGGCAAAATATACCCGCCGTGGCGTGGAGGAGGATGTTTACTGGTGGGTGCCGTCCTTCAACGAGCCGACAGCCTTCGCGCCCGGCTCCGTGTTTCATCTGCTGGAGCCGGATATTAATCAGGAGCTGTACGGCCTGCCGGAATATCTCAGCGCCCTTAACTCTGCCTGGCTGAATGAGTCGGCCACGCTGTTTCGCCGCAAGTATTACGAAAACGGCGCACATGCCGGATACATCATGTACGTCACTGATGCCGTACAGGATCGCAACGATATCGAAATGCTCCGCGAAAACATGGTGAAGTCGAAAGGCCGCAACAACTTTAAAAATCTGTTTCTCTATGCCCCACAGGGGAAAGCCGACGGCATTAAAATTATCCCGCTCAGTGAAGTCGCAACGAAGGACGATTTTTTTAATATCAAAAAAGCCAGCGCCACTGATCTGCTGGACGCGCACCGCATCCCCTTTCAGTTGATGGGCGGCAAGCCGGAGAACGTCGGGTCGCTGGGTGATATTGAGAAAGTGGCAAAAGTCTTTGTCCGCAATGAGCTTATCCCGCTACAGGACAGGATCCGCGAGATAAACGGCTGGCTCGGTCAGGAGGTCATCCGCTTTAAAAACTACTCACTGGACACTGACAACGGCTGAACATCGCCGCCTGCGGGCGGCTTTTTTACAACCCGTCATCACGGCCTCACACGCTCACCACCGCACAAAACACCCCGCAGACACACCAACGCCCCGGCAGGCCGACTAAATGCCATCACGACGCGCTCAGACGCAAAAAAACTGTCACTACCACGCCGTTACGTTGGCCACATAAAATGTGGCCAACTCCAGTTATAATAATTTGTCCAGCCTAGCTGAAACAATACCTAGAACAACTGTTGAAACTATATTTACCACCACTCTTAAAATACTCTTCTTTCGCTTCTTACTATATTCATCATACAACCTCTCATCACCCTTATTTAATACAATGTACGATGCTGGAGTATAACCATCAATTAATCTCTCTAGGCCTTCACCTAAATGCTCCGCTAACAATGGGATAATAGAAAACGCACCAAGAAAGAGCATTAAAAATTTTACTAACCTTTCTTTATCACCAATATCAATATATTCACCAACATTGTACAGTGCATAACTTAAAATCAATATAGAAAAAGAAAACCGCATAATCAGTGGGATTAAATACGATATCCTTTGAGCTTGCTGTATCAATGGTATTTTGTTTGTAACTCTTTGACATCCTTCAACCCATTCTTTAAATGCTTCGATAAAACCTCTAGCCACTACATAATCAGCATATTCAACAACTATTTCTGCTGAACTGGTGAGCATGAATGCAACAAAACGCCCCCTAATGAAAGGTGGTGCATCTTCTTCCATTTCTTTCTGCATAGCAATTCTTGATGCTAATTTAACAGTAACTTCATAGTGGTTAGGTAATGATGCCCCTGTCGATAAAATTGCAAAGTTATATTTTAAAATTACACTAATTGTTGGACTACTTCCCGCACTACTCGACATTGCAAACTTATCAAAAGAGGTAAACTGTTCCTTTCTATCTTTTGAATGTAAAATAGTTACCGTTTCATTTTTCGATATAATATTATGAACATCACACAATTGATTTATTTTTTGATGAACGCTTCTTATCTCATCGATATTTATAAGTAAATTCTCAGAGGTTCTCTGCCTTATTGTTTCTGTTGTTCCCGTTATATGTTGATAAATTTGCTGATAAATACGAATGCTAGTATTAATATCCCGAGAAGCAGGTAACCCACTATTAATCCCATTATTTTTTTTCATTTGACTCATCAATTATAACACTCATTTTATTTCCTATAAAAACTTAACCAGCAAATTAAACAAAAAGAACACAAGGTTATTATTTAGCGTGCAACAACACGATTGCACAACCAAATGCCACGTGTACGAATCTAACCATTCTCTTATATTAAATCAAGTCAATACAACCTAATAGACACATTTTTTTATCGCAGTTATACACTTGGTTAACAATATGCGGATAGTTACTCAAATCAAATTACATATATGACAAAATGAACAATTGCGCGCAGTGCTTTCCCCGCCTCGCCCGCCCGCTTCATGGGGCGGTTTTAATGCAGTTGCATGACCACTCAACTAGCGCGCCAGTCCTGATGTCGCCAGGCAGTTATTGTTCTCTGACTTGCGTGCGCTTCGATGCAGAGTAATGCACTTCCTGAATTGCTCGCATTCGCATCGTTATCATGATAGAAAACAGGTAGTTATTTGTGCGCAACTTAAGAAGAAATCACTAATTATGAAAAAGATTTATGAATTAACTACTGGTAGAGCGCTTAAGTATTTTCTGCAGCATGATTCATACACTACTCTGGAGCTACCCAGTTATGTCGATTTTTCTTCCTTGCTTGAAGAAATCAACTCCGCGATAGATGAAGGTAAAATCAACTTCCAACCTGACTCCAAGTCATTGATGGGGAAGAATATAAATTACGAGGTTTTAGTCAGCAAAGATGGCTTATATAGCTGGCGACGAATAACACTAATTAATCCTCTGTACTACGTGTATTTTTGTAAACTTATTACATCCTCTTCCAACTGGAATGCTATAAGGAATAAATTTAGAGAGTTTGAGTCTAATGATCTTTTTTTATGCTCAAGTATCCCAGTGAGCAAAAAGAACACCTCAAACGTAGCTGCATCTGTTTTAAACTGGTGGGAAGATTTTGAACAAAAAAGTCTTTCATTGGCTCTTGAGTATGAGTTCATGTTCAGCACAGATATTTCAAACTTCTACCCTTCTATTTACACTCATAGCTTTGAATGGGTATTCATCTCAAAAGAAGAGGCCAAAAAGAAAGAAAATAACAATAACCCAGGACGATTGATTGACACTCATATCCAGATGATGATGAGTAATCAGACAAACGGAATACCATTGGGTAGTACGTTGATGGATACATTTGCCGAATTAATTTTAGGCGAAATTGATTTACAGCTAAGAAAAAAAACCGAAGAGCAAAAAATAACGGATTACAAAGTAGTTCGCTACAGAGATGATTATCGAATATTTTCAAGCAGTAAAGATGATTTGGACAAAATCTCAAAGTGTTTGGTTGAGGTCTTAGGTGAGTTTGGGCTTGATTTAAACTCAAGAAAAACAGAACTACATGACGACATCATTCTTCACTCCCTTAAATCAGCAAAAAAAGAATATATTATAGAAGGGTCGTTCAACTCCCTACAGAAAATGTTGTATGCAATATATTTATTTTCTTTAAAACATCAAAACTCCAAAATTACAGTCAGATATTTAAATGATTTCTTGCGGAAATTATTTAGGAAGAAAAAGATCACAAATAGTGGGCATCAACTAGATGCAATGCTTGGAATTATTTCAAGCATCATGGCTAAAAACCCAACCACCTACCCAGTGGGAATGGCTATTTTCGCAAAACTCTTGACCTTCCTTTATGACGACGATGAACTCAAATTTGGCAAGTTACAACAACTTCATTGTAAACTAGGTAAACAACCAAATACTGAAATGTTAGATATTTGGTTTCAACGAGTTCAAGGGAAGATACACACACAATGGGAAGGCGATTACAAAACAGCCCTATGTCAACGCATAAATGATGAACTCAAGGAAAAAAAAACATTTACCATTGATGGCCTGTGGGATGTAGAGTGGATTCCGGGTTCAGCCAAAAATAAAAACAAACAGAAAATACTATCAATTTTGAAAAAAACAAAAATTGTGGATTTAGATGCATTCGAAGAAATGGATACTGATATTACACCAGAAGAAGTGAACTTATTCGACAAGGAACACAGCGCTTAACGAAACAATGTTATTAACTCAACATGACTTCGTTAAGCATTAAAGCGAACAGTCATATGAAATTTCGACATCCCTAACGCCTCGCAAGCTCGTTGTTCAACCCCGCCAGCACTGAAAGCGAGTTTCAGCGTCGGCGGGATTTTCTATGGTCAACGTGGTGACAGATTATGGGCACGCGTGAAGGTAGAAATATGGACGGTTGGGATTATTTATTTCTCCCATACGGCTGCAGTTATCACTGACGATCTCAGTCCCTCCGACCAACTCGTAGAGGGTCAGATTCTCTTTGACCATAATTTGTAAACAATAGCCATCAGCCGGAGACTCTTGCACGAGTACAATGGCGGAACCGGACGCATAGCTAGTAATGTATGCATTAGTCATAATGACATGCTTCCAAAGCAAGATTGCCACGCAGTTCCGCATGATCCATCAGTTGCTGATACCAACCATCAAGTGGAAGCAAAATCAACCATTTCAATCATTTTTATATGTTTGTTGAGAATCCCGGCCACTCATCAGCAGCCAGATACGTGAATTGTTTCCCGTCATAATTTACGGTTGCCCCACGCGCCAGCGCCTCAAGCTCCCATCGCTGGGGCAAGATTCCATTCTGAGCAAGGTCAACGCGGATACGGGTGATTTGCAATCGTTCCGACCGGCTCAGTCTGGCCGATGGTGCAATTTCATGTGGTTTTAACGGGCTTCCGTTTCTTTGCTGACGGTTTGGCGTTCTCAGCCCGTGTTTTAATGCGCCCCTGAGTGCCTTCACGACCTCCGGCTCATTCCATTCGATAATACCGTCATCAACCAGATTAAGCACTGCTGCGGCGTGCTCAGAAGGTGTGGGAGCCGGTAACGAAGTATCACCACCGGTGAGCTTTCCACAGTTATTGACAGGACTCCGAGGCGCGGCGATGCCGCTTTTTAAAGTTAAAGGCTCCACGACCGGAACTTTCGGAACAATGCGCCAGTCCGTCGTTCTGGTGATATGAATATGACGCGCGCCGAGATGCGGCGCGTAAATGCCGACCACTCTCTCGACTTCTTCCTCGTACTCGTTAACTTCATCCGACGGGCTACGGGCGACTCTGACAGTCTGGCAATCGCGCGGAACATTTGCCCCACCCTGCGCACTGATATACAACGCAAAATCGCCACTGTCTGCGGCAGCGCGTGCAGCCTCGACGCGTTCGTCAAACTCATCAGCAATGCTGACGCCGCGAGGCAATTTGCGTAGTTCACGGTAAGCCCCCATTGTCGGCAGACCAACCGTTTTAAATTGCGGGATGCGCCACGTTGACGCCCATGCAGTAACAGCCGCGGCAGTATCTTTCAGAGGTCTGCCGGTATCGTTATCGAGCTGACCATCCAGTGCATAGCCGTCGATATTTTTTGAAATGTATTTCGCGATATATCCCGCAGCACCGCCCCGGTTAAGGTGCTTTGCCTGAAAACGGTTTCGCGCGGCTCCTCTTTCGTCACCATCCTCTTTGAGCGCATAGCGACGCATGATTTCGATAATCTGATTACGCTGGCGTGGATTACAAAAAAGCATCATATGCCAGTGCGGCGTTCCGTCGTGGTGTGGCTCGACGACACGCAAACCGTAGACCTGTAAATCATTATCCTTGAATGCCGTGCGCATCAGGCTCCAGATACGGCAGAGATAACGCTGCGCATCCTTTGGATTAAATGCCTCATCGTTCCAGCCGTGATTTAGCTGGACGGTTTTACTTTCGCCTTTTCCGACCTGACGTGTCGGGTGATACTTTGACGGCGCGGTCAGCGTGATAAACATCCCCACATCACCCTCTGCGGCGGCGTAACGCTCAATACCGGCAATGGTGTTCATCAGCTCCATCCGGCGAATTTCAGGATTAGAAATACTTCCCATCACCTTACTGATAAGGTCGATGCGCTCGCCGGTTTCCCTGTTTTCAAGGTCACACGATTTAAGAAATTCCAGATTTGCCTGGCGGCGCGCACGCACATCACGAATGGCATGTTTACTGGCATAAGGAGAACGGTCTTTATTGACCTCCCCGACAGCAATCAGTAACGCTTCATGCCAGCGCATACGTTGACCTTTAAGCTGATGAGTCCACCAGTCATCGTTAAACAGGCGGGCAATGGCAGAATATGCCTGCCTCGTGGTCATCTGTCCTTTACGGTATTTTTTCCAGTAAAGCGGGGAAATATTGAAAGCACGTGCAGCGCCAGCAACATGACCATACAGGTGAGCCTGCGCCTCATCCGTAAACAGCGATTCTTTTTCACCATGCGCATCAACCCATGCATCGCAGAGTTCCTCATACATCATGAAAAGCTGCGATGAGATACGGGCGGCAAACTTTTTCAGCTCCTTGTCATTCATTCCAGGCAGGCGCGCATAGTGGCCACGCTCTGCCAAAAACAGCAACGACGCGTCGGTGTTCATTTCATGGCGCTGATTCACGCGCTCAATGCGCGGCCATAAACGACGCTGAAAAGTGGATGTGAGGAAATAAAACCCGTGCACCGGGCTTTTATTGCGCCGGATGTAGTCATAGCGTGAAGTAAACAGCGAGCGCAAAAAGTAAGGCAGGCGGTTAATCGTGGATAAAACACCTTGCACCTGACGCATCTCGTCACGTGTAAGGGGTCTTTCGCGCCCGACGGCCTCGCGTGGCGCGTTCCATGCATAAGCACCGGTAAACGTCTTACCGGTGCCTGCGGCAAATGCTGACGGAGGGACAAAACGCCCGGAGACTTTAACGGCCATGTGAGCCAAAAGCCTCTGAACAACGCTTGCTGAGTTGCTCAACCTGCGCGTTTAAATCAGCAAAAGATTTTGCGCTTCCGGTCATAATATCGTGATGCATCAGGCCGGAAACGAGCTGGCTTAATTTCGGGTAATAACCAACCACCGCCAGCCATTCCTGACCGGCGTTTTTACCGCTTTCAGCTCTCTTTTTCTCGTGGAGAATAAACTGAAAGCTGTCACTGGTAACGACATAACGTTCGCCAATTTCAATACGAATACTCATGCCGTTCTCCGGTAATGTTTGTTTTTTGCTTCAAAGACTGACTGGCAGGAAACACAACGCGTGGCTGACGGATAAGCCGCACGACGGGCAGCAGGTATTGGCGCGTCACACTCTTCGCAAACCAGCGCAGAAGCACCGCAATGTTTTACCCTTGCCGCGTTAATCTGACGCTCCAGTAATTCAGCCTGTTGTTCCTGAATAAAATCTACGTTGTCCGGCATTACCAACTCCTTTTGTCGTTAAGTTTTTTAAATTCATCAGCGCAATAGCTAGCAATTTCTGTCGTTAATTTCGTCAGTTCATCCACGGAGGAGATTTGCTTGTGAAATACAGCGCGTTTAACAAGTAAATTGACCACATCAGACAGGAGATTTAATTCGTTCTGATAAATCGCGATAACAGACTCAGTTATTTCGCGTTTTTCTTTATCAAGACCAAGTTGAATAAGAGATAAATCGCCATTTTTCATAACGGTGATTTTTAAGGCGTTATTCAGTAATACAACTGAACGAGAACAGGACATCAAAGCACCTCCCCGCGAGACAATCCGATATTGTGAAATTTTTCCGACTCCTGACTGAGCAGCTCGACTATCTCTACGCGGGATAACTCCGCCTTTGTGATGTGGCGAATCATGGCGTCAAGATGAGAAGAAAAGCGCGTCGCTGCGTCGGCCTGTGCTTCGGTTCTGGCCTGTTGCAGCAGTAATGCGTATTTACCGCACTGATTTTCAGAAACTGTATGCATGACTTTCTCCAGGCAAAAAGAAGCCCCGCACAATTAAGTGCGTTAAAAACTCTGGTTAATTACTTAATGCAGATATTGCTCTGGTTTTACCGACGTCAGAATTGTCGGTGCATACTCAAACAGGCTGAATAATTCACGTAATGCACGGAATAAGGCATCACGCCAGTAACATGATTCTTCATTAATTCGCCAGTATGGCTGGTTGAATTCTTTTTCAGTCAATCCGGCATGCATAAATAAAGTACGGCGCTGACTGACAGTTAAAAAGCTAATATATGCATACTCACTTGCACCGACCTGACGGCGTTTTGAGAATGCCCCACGCAGTTCATCAATTGCACATACCAGTCGTTCACGTTCGACGTCGTTCATTTCTTCAAAACGCATCGTTGCGTGACGCTGTTTTAACTGCGCATGAAAGCAAACCGTTAGCCGTTCGCGTTCCATCATCTGATTATAATAATCGCATGTCTCCTGCCAGCGAGGGACGGCCAGATGCTTACCAATTATCCGGCGCATGGCTGCTGGCTGTTTTTCGACGAGATTAAGCGTCATCACTGTCATTTCCAGACCCTCCGGCTTTTCAGAAAGGTCAGAGCCTTTTTTAACGGACTCTGTTTTTTGGTACGGATAATGATTCCCTTGCGTCCCTTCCCGTGGGTGATGGTGAAGTCAATCGCCCTGGGGCTTTCGTTACGCAATAACTGAGCAATACAACGAGGCTCGTTCATCCTTTCCACCTTAAGCCGCACGGCCATGTCTTGATTTGCTGTAACTAATGCGATTTTTCCATTCATGCCATTCTGTCGGAGCTTCATCAACCAGTTGGGCTGCGTACTTGTCCCACTCACGGCGATTAATCCATAATTCAGCTTTCCCTCTTGGTTTTAATGGGTCTGTCATGTAGAAGGCTGGCAGCTTGCCTGCTTTAGCCATTTCAGCCACCGCGCGTGGTGTCTTACCGATGTAAAGAGCAAAACCTTCTTTCGACAGCAAATCAGATGGGCGCTCTGAAATCTGAATGCTTTTACGTTTGGCTTCATTTTCGAAACTTGCCTCATCGCTAGTTGGACAAGAAATTTCTACATTTGTCGTCACTTTGCTATCCTCCATAAGATTTGCGATTCACCAACTGGAGCCATCTAGAGCCTTTTTGAGTGAATCACAAATTGCCAAGTAACAATATAATTGGAGATTAGCAAAATTATGTCAAGTGAACAAAGTGAGAAACTAAAGCTCATCCGTGAATCCGAACGCCTTAAAACTAAGGAACTTGCTGAATTAATTGGAATTAATTACTACACATATCATGGATATGAATCAGGAAAATCAAAAATGCCTATGGAAGCAGGTATGAAGCTGTTTAAGCATCCACGCTTTCGCAAGTATCGTGACTGGTTCATGTTTGATGAAACAGATCCAGCAGCTGGACAAATAGCCCCGGCTCTCGCACACATTGGGCAAGACTCAACAACCTTGCACCACTCAGACCAGAAGACTGGCTGACGATTTATTCAGCATATGTGTGTAGTAAATGTACGAAAGAAAATTGCATTAATTTTCAAGTAGTAGAAGTAAACAGCGTCATCGGAGGGCTTTATGTCTATTAAAAAGCTCGATGATGGTCGTTATGAAGTGGACGTCAGACCGCAGGGTGCAGATGGAAAACGTATCAGGCGGAAATTTAAAACTAAAGGTGAAGCTCAAGCATTCGAACGTCATGTACTGGTTAACTACCACAACAAAGAGTGGTTGGAGAAACCAGCCGACCGCCGAACTCTTACAGAGTTGTTAGGCAGATGGTGGATATATCACGGAAAATCACATGAGCGTGGAGATATTGAACGGGGGCGTTTAACGACAATAATCGCCAAATTTGCAGAAATGGGAGTGTCCAGAGCTGACCAGCTAACAAAGAAAACGATAACTGATTATCGCGTTGTAATGATGAACGATGGTCTAAAACCAGCCAGCGTAAATCGACATCTGGCAATAATGAGTGGGATGTTCACCAAGTTAATTGACGCCGGTGAATACCACTCTCACAACCCGTTCCGTGAGATTAAACGGTTACGTGAAGCTGTTACGGAAATGGCTTTTTTGTCCAGTGAAGAGATTACGCGGCTGTTATCCATGCTTGATGGTGATGAATTAAATGCAACTCTGGTCTGCCTTTCTACTGGTGGACGCTGGAGTGAAGTGTCTAATTTAAAAGCTGAACACATCATTAACCAGATGGTTACGTTTATGAAAACTAAAAACGGAAAACGCAGGACAATTCCCGTTTCGCAGGACCTGATTAAACGGATCAAGACCAAAAATTCAGGCAGGCTTTTTAATGCCAGTTACTACAAAGTGCGTAACGCTCTCAGGGAAGTAAAACCCGATTTACCTGACGGACAAGCAGTACATGTTTTGAGGCATACATTTGCCACACATTTTATAATGAATGGAGGTAACATAATCACATTGCAGCGCATCCTGGGTCATTCTAACATTCAGCAAACTATGACCTACGCACACTTTGCACCGGATTTCTTACAAGATGCTGTGACTCTTAACCCGGTGTCAGGAATGTCCATAATGCGTCCATAA